CACCGCGCAGGTCGGCACCGCTCAGGTTGGCACCGCTCGAAACGGCTTTCTCAACTGTCTTTTTGATAGAGTTGTCTTCGGCTTCGTACTCAAAGAGAATGGAACCGATAACTGATTTGATTTGGATTTTGGTTTTCATTGCTAATCGTAGTCTAGTTCGTTTATTTCTTCCCAGATAGGTTCGGGGTCACCTTCTTCCACTACCCATTGAGGTTTACATTCCGCACAGACGTTCATCCCCGTGTTCTTATCGTGTTCAATCATCCCAGCGACTGAACCGGGGTAAATCTTACGGTTGCAACAGTCGCATTTGATGTAACCCCCCGGTCCTGCTTTACCTGTCGGGTCTTGAGGGTCTGATGAGCCTGTGAAGTGTATCATAGGTACTTGGGTTTATGCTCTGAATTTTACAAGGTTCTTAAGTTCAGGGAATTGCTTTAGGATTGCCCTCTTGTTGGCGAAGTACAGATGCTCATTTTTGTAGCCATCCAAAAGGGACTTTATCCTTTCAGCCCGATACATAAGGGCTTTGTTCCTTAGTACGTATTTAACCTGATCGTTAAAGTGCTCTACTGGTATGACTGACTTTAGAAACATAATCTTGGTTTTTACTTGGCGAGTCCGGTTGCACTTGCGGCATACGACTTTTCTCGTACCGGACCGCTTGACCTGAACTTATCAGGAAACAGGAAGATGGTCAGCCAAATGAGGAAACTTTTTAAAGTCCTCCGGCGTAATTAATTGCGCGCGGCGGACACGATCCATAGCGTCTGCTTTGCGTTGTTCGTGGATTTGACGCGTTGGCCAAGATGGGTCATTGTCAAAGTCAGCATAGGCTTTGTTTAGGTAAATCCACCAGCCATCACCGTTTCCGCGCTCATCTGAGATTTCAGCAATTTTCTTGTTTTTCATACGATAAGTTTTTGTTCCCCGTATCGGACGGGTGGCCGTTTGAATACATAGGCAAGGTAACATATTATACATTAATGTCAATACTTGTTTGATAAATATTTTTTACATAGGTTTGTTCTCTATATGGAATATACCAAGAAAATGGCCAAAAAGCCCCTAAATCCGCGTAAAAACTACGATTTCGGGAGCATGGGTGTGCTGGAATATTTCGAGTTCCCGGCCTCTGAAATGGCTAAAGTGAAGTCTGCCGCCTATACTTACGGGTTCAGGAACGGCAAAAAGTTTTCAGTCCACAAGGAAGATGATCTGGCCTTTTGCCAAAGGATTGCATGAAGATCGGCTTCATAGGCAACTTCAACGCCCCGTATTCCACGGAGAACTACCACCGGAAGACCTTCGAGGAAATGGGACACGAGGTTATCCCGTTTCAGGAATCCGAAGCCCCGTCAGTTACCGACATTATATCAACAGAGTTCGACCTGCTTTACTGGACTCACACTCACGGATGGCGGTTAGGCGGTGACGCTGATCACTTACTACGAAAATTGAAGGCTAGGGGCATCCCAACGGTAGGCTACCACCTGGACTTGTGGATGGGACTGGAGCGCGAGAAAGACCTTAAAACAGACCCATATTGGGGCATAGAGCATTTTTTCACCTGTGACAGGCTTATGGCCGATTGGCTGAACGCGAACACACAGACGAAAGGTCATTTTTTGCCAGCCGGGGTATATGAGGGGGAGTGCTTTTTAGGTACCCCCCGCCCCGACAAGTACCCGCATGAGATCGTTTTTACGGGTTCAAAGGGCTATCACAAAGAATACCCCTTCCGTGGGCAGTTGATAGAGTTTCTGCATGCGGAATACGGGGAACGGTTCGGGCACTACGGCGGAGGGGGGTTTACTTCTGTCCGTGGTCCCGAACTTAACGACCTGTATGCCTCCTGTAAGATTGTTGTGGGGGATACTCTTTGCAAGGATTTCACCTATTCCTGGTACTTTTCTGATCGGTTGTTCGAGGTTGCGGGTCGCGGTGGGTTCATGATCTTCCCTGACATCGAAGGGGTTAAGGAAATGTACCCGTTTATGACGACCTACAAGCGTGGCGACTTGGGTGACCTGAAAGCGTTGATAGATTTTTACCTTGTTGACGGTGACCGTGAAGCATGGCGCCAAAGGAATTTAGATGATACATTACAGAGGCACACCTACCGCCACCGCCTTACCGAACTGCTAAACACCTTGGGCCTATGACTGTAATATGGTGGGACCAAGGGCGCGGTAATTGGGATTCGGGGCTGCTTTGCTCGGTTTTCGACCGTCACCCCCAAGTGTTCCAGCAGCACAATTCAAAGGAACTGATATACCCCTACCGCGCGATAGTTATCGTGGTTGGCAAGCCTGAGGTTAAACCATTACGTGAATACCTCGACAAACTAGGCGAGGGGCTTGTTATTCTCACCTCCGAGGAAGATTCATATTTCGATTGGAAGGCTGCCATACCCCCTCATCTTGACCTTTGGACTTCTTACTATTCTCCTAACAAGCATGAAATCAAAGAGCGCATTTTGCTAGGGCCACCCAACAGGATAAAGGATTTCAAGATTAATACGCACCTTCCGAAAAAATACCTTTGGTCGTTCGTGGGGCAGATGCAAAATCCCTTTCGTGACAAGGCGGTAAACATCATGCGGAACCTTCCCGAAACGCATCCACATTTAGCCGAAGGTTTCCTGCATCGTGCGTGGGCTTTTGGTGGGCAGGAGAACGGGATCGAATACCAGGAATACCTTGACATTTGTTGCCAGTCGAAATACGTTGTTTGTCCGGCTGGGTCTATGTGCGTGGACTCTTTCAGGTTCTACGAGGCGATGGAGTGCGGGGCTATCCCAGTAACAGACCGACGAGTGCCGCGCGATCATCCTGATTTCAACTATTGGTCTGAGGTGATCGGGCCTAATCCTATTCTTACCGTGAATGATTGGGATGAATTGCCGGTAATTTTAGAGGACATGAGTACGCCTGAAATTCGGAATGGGTGGTGGGGAACTTACAAAGCGAATCTTGAACGCAAGTTGCTGATTTATGCAATGGACTGAAATCAACGGGGAGTACCATTTGTTTTTACCCGAACACCGGGCCGCGCGCGAGCAATGGAAGACAGGCTGGGAGGTCGAGCGCATAAATGAAATGCTGGACACGATCAAACCGACTGATATTGTTTTTGACTTGGGCGTGGAGGAGGGAGACATAACAGCTTTGATTGCCGCGTACACGAAGGCCAAAATGGTGCTTTTTGAGCCAAACGACAGGGTAATTCCTTGTATCCGTGAAATATGGCGCGCCAACCTATTACCGCCTCCGCTTGACTTCTTTCGCGGGTTTGTTTCAAGCAAGACGACAGAAGGCTATCATCACCAGGTAGACCCTTCGCTTAAATCAGACCTGCCGATGATTCCAGACCACGGCTTCAAGCAACTGTACGAGAACTACCCTGACGTTCCGCAAATCACGCTCGACCAATATTGCGAGGAAACAGGAATCTATCCAGACGTTATCACGATGGATGTAGAAGGAAGTGAATTTGAGGTTATAAAGGGTGCTGAAAGTTTACTAAAGACCAAGCGCCCGATTATCTTTATGTCTGTGCATCCGGAATTTTTGTATGAGTCCTACCGCAATGAAGGAGTTTGGAAAGATAGACTAGGTGAACGATGTCACGTGGTGCACATGCTTGGGACTTTTAAGGAGTGGGGTTACGGTTGGCGGGTTATTGAATGGGATTTGCATGAGTGTCATTTTAAATTTTATCCGATTTGAATTATACTCCCACTTCTGGCAAGGCAGAGCTGCACATCACATACAAGTGCAATCTTCAATGCGTTGGGTGCAACCGCTTTTCACAAATTCCCGTCCCTCATACTCCAGATATGACGGTGGAGGACGTAGCAGAGTTTTTCCGTCAATGCAATGAACTTTCCTACCGCCCTGATATTATCATTATCGGAGGTGAGCCTACGTTACACCCTGACCTTGAAGGGATTGTCATGCTTGCCCGCCGCTTTGTTGGGGAACAGGGGTTAGTTCAAGTATGGACTAACGGACGGGACCGCGAAATGGTAGACTATCTTCGCAAGTGTTACAACGCCTCAATACCTGAGGAGACCTTCAAAGCCAAATCGCGGATAGATTTCCCTTGGGATGATTATTACATTTCCCCGGCTGACTATGGGATTGAACGGTATAAGTGCTGGCAGCATGGTTCGGAGGTTTGCGGGATTTCCGTAGACTCACAAGGATACATGCCCTGTGCGGTTGGTGGGATGCTGGACGGTGTTTTGAAGTTGGGACTCAGGACAAATAGGCTGGCAGATTTATTCGATAACGAAAAGAACGCAGAGATTACTAAGCGGATGTGCGAACATTGCGGCGCGTGTTTGTCGCAACTTCTTTCTGGTGATGAGTTGAAGGGATGGCGCGAATATGTTGAGTCACAACCTAAGCGGATGGGATCGCACATGAGCCCGACATGGCGGAAGGCAACGGAACATCTAAAAACCCTCAAAACAGCATGAATTTAACGGTTTTGATACCTACTTCCCCGATCCCGTCACACCCATCGACGGCTGTACTTGACGAAACAATTTCCAACGTCCGCAAGTACACACAGGAAAAAATACTTATCCTGTTTGACGGCATCCATGAATCACTACTGCACCGCGAGGCTGACTATTTGGTCTACAAGGCATCGGTAATTCACAAAATCGAATCAGGGTTTTACGGTGACTGCGGGCACATCATTTTCAACGAGCACACACACCAGGCGCGCATGACCCGTTTCGCTTTGGACTATGTTACCACGCCGCTGATACTTTTCTGCGAACATGATACGAGTCCTATAGGGGATATTCCGTTCGATGCTATATGTTATTTGGTCGAGCATGAGCCTACCGTGAACTATATGCGCTTCAATATCTTCCACATGATCTTACCGGAACACAGGGAGTTAATGACCAAGGAAGAAACAGCATTCACACTTGATTATGTTCGTATTGATTTCACCCGCACAATCCAATGGAGCCAGCGCCCACACATTGCCAAAACTCAATGGTATCGGGATATTCTGGAAAACCATTTCGGCAAGGAACACAAAACCATGATCGAAGACGTGATGCACTCGGTGGTACAGGTGCAATGGCATGAGAAAAATATCGACATGGGGCTGACGATTTACACCCCTGAGGGCAATCAGCTTCGCAGTTATCATTCAGACGCAAGAGGCACGGACAAGAAAATAATTGAAGCGTGAACATCGGCCTAATAGCGCGCGCTGACTCAACAGGGCTAGGCATACAGTCAAAGGAGTTCTTTGCCCACATACCCTGTAAGGCTCTTGTCATCGACTTTGAGAACATGGGCCAACCATTCACAAAGCACATACTTAAAGCAGACCTTTCGGCCTTTCCCGGTCAGCAGGTTTTCAAGTGGGGCTTCCGTCACAACATGGTCGGCGATATTCCACGTGGAACGATAGACGAATTTTTAGAAGGGCTCGACCTGGTATTCTGCATAGAGACACCATACGACTACGATATTTTTTCCATCTGCCGGGCGCGCGGGGTAAAGACGATTCTCCAACTGAACTATGAATTTTTGGACTTCCCCTCCCGTCACGGCTACCCCCCGCCGGACTTGTTCGCCTCGCCCTCTTACTGGAATTGGGATTTGATACCGCACCCCAAAGTATACCTACCAGTGCCAGCGCGGAAGCAGGAGCCGAGGGTAGCAGAAAATACCTTTCTTCACATAGCCGGACGCAGGGCAGAGAAAGACCGTAACGGCACACAAACGCTGTTACAGGCACTTCAATACGTCCGGTCAGAGATGACTGTTTACATCCACTCCCAACACGGTGGATTTATTCAGCCATGCCGGAGGAGCAACATTAACCTGGTGGTTAACGAAACCAACAAAGCGGATTATACCGAAAACTACCAAGGGGGCATATTGGTCATGCCGAGAAAATACGGTGGATTGTGCCTGCCGATAAACGAGGCTTTGGCTTTCGGTATGCCTGTTATCGCCACTGACATTTCCCCTAACAACACATGGCTGCCCCCTGAGTGGTTGATCCCCGCTAGTCATGCGGGACAGGTTGTGTCGCACAGGACTTTTGACTATTTTGAAGCTGACCCAGTAGCACTGGCCCAAAAGATGGATGACTTTTGCCATCCTGTAGTTTACGAACGGCAGCGCAGGATAGCCTCTGACATTGCCGAGACGATCACATGGGAGGCGTTGAAGCCCCGTTACACGGAAACCTTTGAAAACCTATGCGCTTAGCCGGGATATGGATTTGTTGGGGTGATTGGGAGATTCTCCGCTATTCGGTTGGTGCGATAAAACCCCAACTGGACGAGGTTATCATCATCGGGAGCGAGACAAGCACCCAAGGGGAAAAGTCCCCTATTCCTGCTGATTTGATTGTCACAAAATACGAACCACAAGCCGGACTTCCTCAACGCGACAACGAAAGGGCCAAACGCAACTACGGGCTGAAAAAAGCACGCGAACTAGGGTGCACCCATTTCCTGATGCTCGACGCTGACGAGTTCTACGAACCGCAGGCCATCGAGGAAGGCAAGGAAGCCTTTGAAGACCCGGCCCTATTCGGATTGGTCTGTGCCTCAAAAATCTACGTCCGTTCTCCTGAGCTTTGTATCGACGACATCACGAGAGTACCGTTCATACACCGGCTGACACCTGAACTAAAGTTCACCAAAAACTACGAGTACCCCTTTTCATGCGGGTATGCCGGCCCGCTGATTGACCCCACCCGCACGCTGAATATCACTTCGGGGATACAGTGGTCAAAATCCATAATGCACCATATGAGCCTGGTCCGCAGGGACATAAATAAGAAAATCCGCAATTCGTCGGGGGACAGGATAAAGCAGTTTTCGGACCTGTTAAGGCTCGACTATGTGAAAGCCAAAGAAGGCTACAGGCTCAGGTACTTCAACTTGGGGGAGAACTCCAAGGACCGCGTTTTACAGAAAGTCCCCAATACGTTCAATATCCCGGTGATCGAAGATATGGCCCTCCTCGGTTCTGTTCCTACAGGTGCACAGTTCGGGCAGGCTGAGGATGGGCCTACATACCAAAGTCTGAAAAAGTGATATACAAGTTTCAGCCCTTCTCCACAGACAAAACCCAATTCGGGAACCAGTACAACGCCCATTGTGGCCTACTGCCAAACGACGACGATTGGGCACTTATCCTAGATTATGACGCGATGATCCTTGACCCGCGCGCCTACACTATCATAGACAAAGCCATCCAAGCCCACCACGAAGCCGAGATTTTCACAGCCTTAGCCTCCCGTATCGGCTACCACGAACAGCGCCTAGACCCCAACACGATAGATAACACAGACTCAATCCTCCACCACAAGGCAATAGCTGCCAACCTAGCCGAAACCTACCCTAACGGAGAATGCGCACACATAACCTCGGCAGCCGGGTTTTTCCTTCTATTCCAGAGGAAATACTGGGTCAAAAACCCCTTCCAGCCTACAATACAAGACCGTGACGGCAGGCTATTCGATTGGAATTTCTGCCTCCCAGCCATGAAGCGCCACACCATACGCCTTATCAGAGGTGTCTACTGCTGGCACACATACAGGCTAGGACAAGAAAACATCAGAAACGGCGATCACTTGCGATAATTCAAAAAACAGTATCTTTGCTACGTGCGCAAGGAAACAAAAGTAGGGGCTGGAGTAGTCGAACGGGCAAAACCCAAGTAGAGGACCGGCCCCTATCCTTTTATGGAAATTGGCAGACCCCCATTATTCGATACCGCAGAAAGCCTTCAGGAATCGATCGACAAGTATTTCAAGGAAGGCGTTAAGGTAAAGACCGTCATAATCGGTAAAGCCCCCAACCAACAAACAGTCGAGATAGAGGTCCCAACAATTACAGGATTATGCAGATTCTGCGGTTTTGAGTCGCGACAATCGTTCTACGACTACGAAAAAAGGGAGGCGTTTTCTTACACCGTAAAAAAAGCACGTCTTTTCATCGAACAACACTACGAGGAAATGCTTCAGGTTGGTAATACAATCGGTGCAATTTTCGCCCTTAAGAACTTTGGATGGAAGGATACCAGGGAGATAGACCACACGGTCACGGCCAACAGGAAAGAGATAGGCGAAATGTTTAACGTAGCCGATGCTCAACCCGGCGATAAAGAATCCAAATCTTAGGTTCCTTCACGACTCCCTGCACGCTGGGAAGCGGGGCGTGTTGCTTGAGGGATCGTCCAGATCAGGGAAGACCTGGGACTCAATAGATTTCCTTGTTTACTTGTGTTCGGTTGTGGAGACTTCCGCAACGATCAACATCATCAAGGAAACCTATAATTCGTTTAAGACCACCCTGTACGATGACTTCAACAGGCGGTTGCCGGACTACGGGATTCAGTCCCCTTTTGCTGACCGTAAGGAAGTCGCCTCGTTTAAGCTGTTTGGTAACAAGATCAACCTGCTAGGCGCTGAGGATGAGTCAAAGTTTCACGGCGCGTCATGCGACTATTTTTGGTGCAATGAGATGCTGGACGTATCGCGGGCGGTGTTCGATCAGTCGGAGCAACGATGCCGTAAGTTTTGGTGGGGGGATTACAACCCCAAAGCTACGGACCATTGGGTATTTGAGAACGTAGAGCGCAGGGCTGATATAGGGTTTCTTAAGACCACATTCAGGGATAACCCAAGGATAAGCATAGCGGAAAAGCGCAAGATTGAAAGCTACGAGCCAACCCCTGAGAACATCGAGCAAGGCACCGCCGACGACTATATGTGGAACGTCTACGGGCTAGGCATCCGCTCGGCCCCAGAGGGCTTGATATTCCAGCATGTAACCTGGATTAAAGATTTCCCTAAAGAGATCGAGCAGGTGTACTTCGGGCTGGACTTCGGGTATACTAACTCCCCCTCGGCCTTGGTCAAGGTAGGGCGGGCGGGTATGGACCTTTACGCTGAATGTTTGTTCTACGCCCCTACTGAATCCCCCTCGCAGTTAGTCGCCCCTCTGAGCGAATACTGCAAGGATGCTACCATTTGGGCAGACCCGTCAGGGAGGGGGATGACGGCGATACTTAGGCGCGATGGGTTCCGGGTGATGAATACCAACACATACCCTGGTTCTATCAAAGCTGGGATTTCCAGGATGAAAGACTTTAAGCTTCACTTTGTCGATGGGCCTGCGTTGAGGAAGGAACAAGCCAACTACAAGTACAGGACTGTAAACGGTAAGAGGTTGGACGACCCGATAGACGACCACAACCACGCTATGGACGGCATCCGCATGGTTGTGTTATCCTGTTTTTCGGGAAACTGAAATGGAATTGACCCCCGATTTGCTTAACCTTTGCAAAATTTAAAATGCTCGGCTGGTTAGGTGAGGCGTTTTCAAACCTATGGCGTAAGCCCAAGAAGTGGGGGTCGTCATGGTTCTACAACATGGCCACCGATGCCGATGTTTGGGGGTGGGACAAGGAAAGGTATCTATCCTCATTCAATGAAGTCCCTGAGCTAAACGCTGTTATCAACCTTAAGGCGCGGGCGTTCTCAAACGGGGTAATCAAAGCCGTTAACAAGGATGGCGAGGAGATCGAGAACGGGGTTCCAGACTGTTTGAAGAAACCGAACTGGTTTCAGGACACCAAAGAGTTCATGCGGCAGACCAAGCTCTTCCATGAAATCTACGGGGACGAGTATATCTACACGCTTTTCGGGGTGGGGATGAAGAAGTTAACGGGCGTGAAGGCGCTATACGCTTTGCCCCCTAACCTGGTGGATTGTGAATACATGGAGAAACAGCCGTTTTTCACGTTCTTCAAGCAACCGGAGGGCATACGCTATTACCTGACAGAAACAGAGGAAAGGCTGGATACGGACCAGATCATCCACCTGAACGATAACAGGGTTTCAGTCGCTTCGATGACTGGAAAGTCTATTCTGAAAGGCGAGTCAAAGATGCGCGGGCTGGCGGCGGCGATCAACAATATCCGGTATGCTTACGAGGCTCGCGGGGTGATCTTGAAGACGCGCGGGGCTGTGGGTATTCTTTCCAACAACGCCGAAGACGTATCAGGTCAGGTGCCTTTAGACCCCAAGGAAAGGGAAAGGGTGCAGGATGAGTTCCGGAATTATGGAACCCTGAACGGGCAGAGTCATACGATCATCACGGCTATGAATCTACGGTGGCAGAAGATGGGCGTAAACCCGTCTGAGTTAGGATTATACGCCGAGACCATTGAGGACTTCTTTAAGATTTGCGATTCATACGGTACTCCGATAGACCTGTTTGCTTCGACCAAGGGGTCCACGTTCGAGAACCAGAAGCAGGCGGAAAAGGGTTTGTACCTGAGGACGACCATACCTGAGGCCAACGAGTGGATAGGTGCGGTGTCGCGGGCGATCATGCCTGAGGGTATTAGTTTGGTGATTGATTATTCGCATCTTCCTATATTCGCAGAAGATTTGAAGGTGAGGGGTGAGTCGCTGACGGCCATTACAAACGCACTTAGCAAGATGCTTGTAGACGGGGCGATCACCATTGAGGAGTACAAAGAGGAGCTTTTGAAATATGGGATCGGCAAAACAAAGTAAGAAACTCACGCCCGAAGAGATTAAGAAACTCAAAGCCGAGCGCGAAAGGATTGTGAAGGAGCAACAAATTGTGAAGAAATGAATATCCCTGAGTTCGCAGACAAGAGTGAGTTAATCGACTGGCTTGTCGGATCGGCAAAACAAAGTAAGAAACTCACGCCCGAAGAGATTAAGAAACTCAAAGCCGAGCGCGAAAGGATTGTGAAGGAGCAACAAATTGTGAAGAAATGAATATCCCTGAGTTCGCAGACAAGAGTGAGTTAATCGACTGGCTTGTCGTCAATAAGAGTTCGCTGATCGCCCAAAAGAAGGCGACCATCAAATACGCTGACGCTTGCCTTGCTTCCCCGGTGATGCTCACCGAGAAGGGCGAGGCTACCAAGGCCGAATTAATCCCGGCAACGGCTACAAAGATCAAGGTCCGTTCGATCATCAACACGACAAAGATTCTCGACTCACACGGAGACGTGCACATAGACCAGCTTTGGAACAAGTCGCTGAAAGAGACTCGCGACCATTACCTGGTTAAAGAGCATAACTTTTCCTTCGAGGGTATTATCTCTGAGAACGTCCATGCCTTTGCTAAGCAGATGTCATGGGCTGAACTCGGATACACTTTCGAGGGGTCCACACAGGCGCTTGTTTACGATTCGGTCATAAGCAAGGAAGACTCCCCCGATATGTTCGAGCGCTACCGTAAGGGTAAGATCAAGCAGCACTCGGTAGGGATGCGGTATGTGAAGGTTGAACTAGCCGCCAACGATGAGCGCTACGAGAAAGAGAAAGCCATTTGGGACAAGTACATAGATCAGGTTGCCAACAAGGACGCGGCGATAGACCAGGGATGGTTTTTTGCGGTCCTTGAGGCTAAGAATATCGAGGGTTCGGCGGTAGTCAAAGGGTCCAACTTTGCTACGCCCACCTTCTCTGTCGAGGAGAAAAGTCAAGTCGGGAAACCACTTGAGGAGGAGCCGGAGAAATCCACTACTAAGTTGGACGTAAACGAATTGTTAAACTCCTACAAACTGTAAAACAAATGGAAGAAAAAGACATTAAGGCGCTACTCGATGGGGTGGCTGCCAAACACGGACAAGCCATAAAGGACACCGTGAAGACCGAGGTTGAGGCTGCGACTGCCGGGCTGATGAAAAGCACCGAACTGGCCGACAAACTCAAAGAGGTGGGTCTTGAGAAAGACACAATCAAGAAACTCACTGATGCCCTTGAAACCCAGGGCGAGGAACTGCGCAAGCATTTCTCCGAAGGCAAGGACAAAGAAGGCAAGACATGGGAACAGTTGATCGACGAGAAGGCCGAGGACATTGTGAAGATCGCAAAGTCAGGGGGCCGGACGAGCAACCATAACGTGAAGATCGAACTGCCGCGTGTTCGGAAGACCGAGATCACACGCGCGTCCGTAACCTCGACCACGCAAGCCATGAGGCTTACCGACATCGGACAACTTCCGTACCTGGGGGCTGAACTTTCTCCGCTGTTCCGTCATGTGACCGTTGGGCCAAACTCAAACGGGGTTATCCGTTACATTGACCAACTGGCAGCAACACGCAACGCGGCAGCAACGAGCGAAAGTGCCGTGAAACCGGAATCTGCCCTGACCTGGCAGGAGTACAGCTTGAACCTTGAGAAGATCGCGGACTCGATCCCGGTCACCAAGGAGGCTTTCGCTGACCTTAACTTCGTGAAGGGTGAGATTGACCGACTGCTGAACATCAACCTTGGGTTGATTATCGACGATGAGTTGTATGACGGTTCTGGCGTGACCCCTCACCTAAAGGGTGTCTACACCTCAGCCTCGACGTTCAACTACGCCGCATGGACTGGTTACACCGCCTATCAAGCTAACCTGTTTGACCTTGCCCTGCTTATGGGCGTACAGGTGTCGAGCGGCAAGCAGAGCAAGTACAAGATCAATACCGTGCTTGTTCACCCGACAGACTCGCTCCGTATGACGCTTTTGAAGGATGCCAACGGGGTGCCTATCATGGCCCTCTATCAGCAAGCCTTCGCGCAGATGGGTATCAAGATCGTTATCTCTAACCAAGTAACGGTGAACACTATGCTCGTAGGTGACTTCAGGTATGGAACTGTCTATGACCTGGAGGGCATCAACGTCGAGATGGGATTCATCAACGATCAGTTTATCCAGAACGCGTTCACGATTCTTGCCGAACAGCGGCTTGGCCTGTTGATCCGTACTGTTGACGCTGACGCGTTCCTGAAAGTGACCAACGTAACGGCAGCACTTAACGCTATCGGAAGGTCGTAATGGTTGAACTTACAGATTTCCTTGAGCGTCCGTACCGGATTTCCCCTGTCCATCAGGATGAGTCCACGGACCTCGAGGCTTTCATCCAGGCTAAGGAGGCTGAGTTATTGCGTGATATTTTAGGTACCACGCTTTACAACGCCTATGTTGCTGGCATCGCCGCAGGCCCACCTGCTCAGAAGTGGGTGGACCTGCGCGATGGTAAGGACTACACGTATGCCAATATTACATACCGGTTTCATGGGCTGGACACGTTACTGATCCCGGCTATCTTCGCCTTGTGGGTAAAGGAGAACGCTGATGTGTTTACCGTGTCTGGTACGGTGAGGAACACGCCAAATCAGAACGCTACGGCGGTAAGTCCGGCGCGGAGAATATCCGAGGCTTGGGGGAGGTTTCTTGATTTGACCGGCTCAGAATGTGACTACCGGGATTCTTTGTACGGGTTTTTGCTAGCCAATCAATCGGATTATAGCTTTACTACCGCCGAGTGGACAACCCCTGGTTCAATGAACGCCTTTGATTTGTAATCAATTATCAAATGGAACAAATACGGCCACAAGGATTCATGCAATGGGTCCGATTTATCACAGTTTCTATCCTCATTTTTTTAACCTCTGCGTTGCTTTTCGGGTTTTTGTGCAGGGTGTGGTGGGAGGTCTTTAGCCTGTCATGGTAAGGGCGATAACCTTTACCGAGCTGCGGGCCTTGTGCCCCGATGGGTGGAATAGACTATCCACAGAAGCATATCAGAAAATCTTTTCCCATTGGGAACTAGACAAGGAAGTACACGAACGCGACTACTTCAAACTCTTGTGCATTTTAACGGGTACTCCTTTCAGGGAAGTAAACCCAACGCCACAGAAAGAAGTTGCCGTATATGAGTTGACCCGGTGGGTGAACGAGGAGCCTTGCAACTATCCGACTGAAGTACCTGATTCTATTGTAATTGATTCGCGCACCGTTGAAATCCCTAAAGATATAGGGGAGTTGTCTATCGGGCAGATGATAACTGGCAGGCAACTACTTGAGAAAGCAAAGTACCAGGATGAATGCCTTAGCATGGCGGCGGCTATTATGTTGCAACCGTTGTTTGACGGGGCCAAGTTCGACTATGCCCGCGCTAAGGAACTAGATAAGTTCATTCGGAAGATGCCCGCAAGGGAGATTTACCCGATAGGTTTTTTTTTGCTGAATCGTGTCCTAAGTTATGGGAGGAGGCGGCCGAACTTCTTAAGCCGAATCCTGACCAACCTAAGCGCGAGGCTCGCACGAATGTGGCGGCTATGGCTAAGGGGGGCAGACTCGCGGCGTTCTCGGACCTTTACCTCATAGGAGACTATTCGGAAAGGTTTGCTATGGACCCTGATGAAGTTTTTTGGAAGGTTTCATTTCGGACGGTTATCAATTTTTCGTGTGCATATAAGGAAAGGGATGAGTTTAACGAACGGTTTCACGACATTTGGAATCAACTGAATGATAGAGATCAAGCATCCCAGTAGGTTCCGGTGGGTTTTTAAGGAACTTGTCGCAGCCATTAACGCCAACTTCACCGAGTTGGCCCAATCGGTAGGAGGCTATGACGGCGACCCTGAGACCATACAACAGGATGCTACACACAGGTTTGTCAGCGACACGGAGAAGGGCACATGGAACGGGAAACAGAACGCGCTTGGGTTTACTCCTGTTGCCGATAATGATTCACGGTTAAGCGATGCCCGCACCCCAACGGCTCACAATCACGATGGTTCATATTCAGCATTAAACCATAATCACGATGGCGCTTACGCTTCATTGGGTCATAACCACAACGGGGTATATTCCCCCGTCAGTCATAACCATGACGGAACTTACGAACCCGCTAACGCTAATATCCAGTCACACATAGGGGCCGCACACGCCCCGGCCAACGCTCAGAAAAATTCAGACATAACCAAAGCTGAGATAGAAGCTAAACTAACGGGCGAGATCAGCTCTCATACACACGCCGGCGCGACACCTCCGACCGTTGCTACCCTTGCCTCCGATCAGGCCACAGGGGCCAATACAACACCCGTTACTTTGACAGGACTGGTGTTCTCTTATGCGGCTAACTCTAAGTACAGGATTTGGTTTATGGGGCGGGTGTCGCCTGCGGCGGCCACTACGGGATGCGGGTTCCAGTTTGATTTATCAAGTGCTGTAACGGCGATAGACGTTCAGTTTTTTCATCAACTTGCTTCAACGGGCACACTATCAGGGGGGCACTCTATCGCTGACGATGCTTCGGTAGGGGTGAGTTCTGGACTCCCTGGTACGGGCAATTACCCGGTTACAGGGCATGGATTACTTGTTACGGGCGCTAATTCAGGGACGGCGCAGTTACGATTCAGGTCAGAGACTACGGCGGTGATAACTGCCCGCGCCGGGTTAACTTTGGTGGTAGAAAAAATCGCATAGGTATGGTACACGAAGAATGGGGGCCGGAGCACACAAAGCACATCGAGGAAGAAAAAAAGGAGATAAACCAAGCCATCGAACGGTTTACCCCTGTAATATCGCATTGGATCAGGCGTGCATATTCTGCGGGCTTTAACTCGACGGCGGCCACAGTTAACGAAGGATTCGCCTATTTTTGTAAAGTAAACGGTATCGTAGATGACAATCCTTGAAGCCATACAGCAGGCAAATACGGCGGTAGGGATAGGGATTAAGCAATTCCAGTTCGCCGACCTTACAGAGTTCAACGCTTTCAACAAGTCGTTTGAGACCGGGCTGTATCCTTGTCACGTCATGGAGCCGTTTACAACCTCCGGGGTTTGGCTGAACGGAAGGGTAAAACTTACGGTTCCTCTGCGGGGGTGGATATTAAAACCTATCCCAAAAGACTCGACAAACTTCCGTAAGATTGAATTAGAGTCGCTGTACCTTGAGCCGATGCGGGCGCTGGCCAAATCTTTCATCAAAAACCTTTTGAGTTCTGATGAAGCCGATGATGTTATCGACCCAGAGGTTGACGATGTGCCCTTTACGATCAGGCCCGAATACGCTTTCCTTGCCGATCATTTGTTCGGGGTGTCTTATACCATACAGTTACCGGTACGCGAGGGGATATGCTGACACAAGAAGCCATAAGACTGTATCTGGATAAAACCGTTGAGGCCATCAAAGCTGATGCACAGGCCAAGGGACAGGCTATACCTGAGGGGTTCAGGGTTGAGTCAAGCGAGGAAGGAGGGAAACTTTGGGCCGCTGACTACTTCAAGTATCTGGTATTAGGTCGGGGACCAGGCAAACAACCTCCGCCTGACCGTATGCTGGATTGGGTGAAAAAGAATCCTGACAAGTTTCAAAGCGCAAAACAGATTTTCAAAAACATCACAGAACAAGGACTAGCTTTTATAATCGGACGCAAGATCGCGCGCGAGGGGACAGATATTTTCAAGGGAAAGAAACCTGGTGTTGACTTCCTTGGGGCAATGGAACAAAATATGCCAGACCTGTTGAAAGTCATTGCAAGAAACGAGGCGACAATGGTATTAAACACAGTATTTAGATCAGATGGGCTTAACAGTCAATAGCGCACCCGATGGCTTCCGTCCCGTAGGAGGTGGAGAACTTATTTACCAGTTCACCGAAGCCTCTATTTCAGGAAAACCTAATTACAGGGTAGAGATAGAAATGAACGGGTTATCTGTTCCTGTCGCCGAGTTCCGGCCTGATGCTTCGCTTGTCATCAGGGCCGATATAGCACCCATGATCCGGGCCGCGCTGACCCTTGCCGAGGCTACGTCAGGGAGAATAAAAACCACCTATGTAAAATATCAGGCCGTTTGGGAGGGTGGTTCCGATGCCCAGGTACCACTATCCTCAGACGTTATCTACGCCTATTGTGGGGTTGACCACGGACTCAATCACCGCACACAGTTTGAAATCACGGCGGCGGGCGGGGCGCTAAATAAATTTCTGATCCCTACTTCTAAGCTTTATGTCTTCGCAGGGCGTAAGGCATACATAGAGTTTTTGTCAGCAGCGGACTTAGGGGTGGCTTCGCGTGTGGACTATCTTCCGACTTCGGGAGGCACGATTTTACTGGGTGGGTTCAACGGGTCGTTTGCCGGGCTACAGTCTTTTGATTCCACCTTTTCCGAAGGCGGCCATGTTAAGGTTTGGTCTGCGAGCGCTGCGGCTTACGTGTGTTCGATAGAGGTGGAACTAGTCACGCTTTCATGTGTCAGACCTGTTTACCTCAAATGGATTAATGACCTTGGGGGGCTGTCCTCGTGGCTGTTCTCTTATAACCAAATCTATGAACTGTCCCCGCAGTTGATGTGGAGGGATAAGGTGCTCACCGTTTCTACCGATGGGCTTACGATGGAGCAATGGCAGATGCTTGAGGAACTTAACAAAGACGGCATCGAGTACGGGGAAAATCAGAAGTCAGGGGCGTATGTGGTGGACATGACCGATGCAACAAATGAAATTAATGTCTTTGTTGAACCTGACGATCAGGAGACGATGACCAAAATGTCGCGCCACAACTTCGAGGCCCGCTTGAAATACGAACAAATCCCTAACCTTCTTTTGTGAAACTGTACCTTGATGGCGTTCAATGTGATTTACCAGTCGATACCAAGGTCGGGATCAATATTGCCGTTGACCTGTTAAAGGGAATTAAACTGTCGTATTCCTCACGGATAACACTTCCGAAGACATCAACGAATAACGCGATCATGGAACTTTGCGGGGAAGTTAATTCCCTTGGCGACAGAGTATATACGATGATCCCCGCCCGCTATGTAGACGGGTTAGAGGTGATTCCTGACGGGTTCGCGGTAGTAAACGAGGTGACCGACGAAGGGTATGAGATCGTTATCTACGACAACCGCATTGACCTTTTTACCTTTATCAAAGGCAAACAGATTTCAGAACTTAACTACCTGCCTGTATCTGCTTTTCAGGCTACGAACATAGACACTAACCGGCTGGCCACATCAGGGATTGTTACCGTTGTGCTGAATTGGGGCAAACCTGGGGCTATCTACCAGTTCGCTTACTTCCTGCCGAGTTTCTATTATCACGACCTGGTGACTTCGATTCTTGAAAGCACCGGGCTAACTCTTTCAGGGGATATTCTGACATCTGATGATTTTTTAGAATTAGTAATTCCATACGGGGCAGACAAGTTTGAGTACCCGGAAAGCTACGGGAAGCCTTTCTCTTTTAACGCTACAGTAGCAACAACCTTTAACCAAATCATCAACACAGCCACCAATTACACGATCATCTTTGAAAAGGTCTCAGGTGACGGGTTCCATCTGTCTGAACTTGATGTTTACAACCCGGTAACAGGGGTGGGTACAATTCCAAGCATAGGTATTTCTGGAGATTTTCTGAACGTCAGACTAGAGTGTACGATAGGTTTCGATGTGAATGTATGGCCTAACCCGTTGGATTTTTTTAACATAGAGTTTGTTGTAAACGGCACCTCACACAGTACTATTTCAATCAACGACATAAGCCACCCTGTAGGCACCGGGTACAGCGAAACCCTTGTCGCCTATGAGGAAATCTTATCTGCTGGCGACACGTTTTATGTCAGGATCACCAACGCCTCATCTAACGGGATAGACGTAGACTTTAGGGCATGGACAGCGGTTTTCCCTGACTCGGCGACAAAGTTTAAAATGACTTCCCCAGTTGCTGTAAGCCGTACAAGCGTTAACTGGAATGTGCTTTTACCCTCGATCACACAAGAGGATGTTATCAAGGATTTCACGGCGCGGTTCGGGATCATATACAAGCAACAGAACGGGGTACTGTACATGAAAACGATCGAGGCCATTATGGACGATGGGGATTTTGTGGACTGGACCACTAAGAGGGTGAAGCATAACACCTCGATTGAATTTGATGACGGCTATGCGCAGGAAAACGAGTTCAGCTATCAGGACCAGGCCGATGACGAAACCCTGGGGTCTGGATTCATAGACATCCCTGACGAGAACCTTCCGGCACAGAAAACTATTTTCTCTTCTGCCTTTGGTAACGCCTTGACTGCGGAATACTCAGGGGGGAACAAGGCGCTGATAGAAGTCTATGACTCTGGCTCGACGGGGATTTCCGACTTTGCTAACTCGCCCGAACTCCGGTTGCTGACTATCAGGGATAAGGCGGCGGGGGAGTCTTCTATTACGTTTTCAGGGGTAGCGCGTTCCGACTACAAGGTGGGGTACTTTGTGGACCCCGGAGAGGCGAAAGATACGGGCTTTCAGTACTTCCTTGACAACTACTACAACCGGTTGGGCACTTCGTTACAACGCCAAAAATGGGTTACAAGACTGTACTATTTGAAGCCTGAGGATATTGCTAACTTTGATCCGTTCAAGATGATTCTTGACGGGGACTCGTATTACATTCTGCCAAGGATTAAGTACGTGCGCGGGAGGGTGACTGAGGTAACGATGATGAGAGTATGACCGAGGAAGTAATTATAGACCTTAAACTCGATCAGGATGAGGGTGACTTTGCCAAGCTGGCACAGCTGAAGACCTCTATTTTGAATATCAAGCAGGAGCAAGCGCAGTTATCAAGGGCATACAAAGAGGGGAGCATTACGATAAAGGAGTTTGCTTCTGAGTCTGTCAGGCTTGAGGCGAATCAAAAGAAACTAAGCGCGGCATATTCTGAGACTCAGCGGAAGGTCACTGGGCTAAAGAGTCCGTTTGAAAAGTTATCGGGTCAGATTTCAGAGCAGACCAAGCAGGTAAATATAGCGGGGTTGTCGCTGGCTAGTTTTGCCAATCCCGTAACGGCCACCGTTGCAGTATTAGGTGGGCTATTCTCAGCTTACAAAAATTCCACGATTGGCGCGAAAGATTTTGAATTTGCGCAGAACCAATTAAGTGCGGCCACAGGATTGCTCACAAATCAGTTGGCTTCTTTGGTATCTTCAGCAGAAGACGGCGAGGGTGCTTTGACCACGATAGGTAACAGGCTGGCTGACTTATTCACTTCAAAATTCAACATAGGGACATTGATACCAAGGCTAGGCTTGAAGGCTTTGGGTGTTGACCTTGAAAAAATCAAAGAAGAATCAAAGGAGATAGCCCTCATTCAGGAGAAACAGCAAGACTTGCAGAGGGGTGAGACAAAGATACGCGCCGATAACGCCGATAGACTTGAGCAGAATCAGGAGAAACTTTCTGCCATTTCACGCGTCCAAACAACGTATAACGAGAAGATGATCCTGCATAACGAGATCATCCAGAACCTTAAAGACAATCAGGCGGCAATAACGGGTAATCTTGAAAAACAATTTCAGTTAGCTAAAGACATTTTGGCGAAAGACCCGGAGAACGAAGATAAACAGGAGGCTGTAAATCAGGCTGAAAAGAACCTGAACCGTGAACGGGGGCGGGCCGAGCGATTGATCCAAGCCGCCATCCGGGCGCAGGATGATTTGACTGACGCGGTCAATAAAACAGCCAAAGCCGAAAGAGAAAAGAACGACAAAATCCTCGATGCGCAGGAAAAGAAACGTCAGGACATAGACAAGAAAATCCGAAGGGAGTTTGGTAAAAAAACAGACGAAGACACCCAGCGGATAGCAGGAACACTTTCCGAAGATTGGTTAGGGCATAACAAAACCATCAGGGAAGCCGATGATAAAAACGCCAAGAAGTCATACGACGACAGGGTAAAGGCATCTGAGGATGCGGCAAACAAGCAGATAAAAGATCAGGAGAAACTAGCCGACCGGACGACCACCCTGTTTGCTAACCAGGTCAACGTCTATAAAAGTTTACTCGAACAGGGGAATAGTATAGGGGTTGCGCTATACAAGGGGTTCCTGATAAACATCCTTCGTATGCTCAAGTCTCAACTTCAAGCTGAGATTATTGGTAAGTCCCTTGCAACCCCTGACTCTATCGCAACATTTGGCGCAACGGGTGCATTCAGGGCCGCTATCATTGTAGCACTTTTGGAGGCTGCTTTCGGCGCTGCAGAGGCTGCCGTAATGGGATTTTCTAAGGGTGGTAAGGTCGAAGGACGAATAGGTGCCAAAATAAGAAGATCAAATGGGGATGACAGGATTATCACAGCGAAAACCGGCGAGGTGGTGCTAACCGAACGCCAACAGGCGGCATTAGGCGGGCCAGCGACATTTGCAAAAATCGGGGTGCCTGGGTTTTCCCGCGCCAACACAGGGCAGACAGGATTCGCCATAGGGGGGAGAATACCTATGCCGGACGACTCCAACCGTATGCTAAGACGCGCCTTTGACCGGATGAAGGTCGCCGTTGTGATCGAAGACATAGAACGACTCGATCAGGTGCGCGCGCGCGTAGTGGAAAGGGCTACGATATGACGCTTTTCGAGTGGTACGAGGAAGGACACGCCCAACTAGCCTTAGAGGTTGGGGTCATTACGGACTACGATTTTGCCAAATTCATTCAATACAAGAGGTTTTTAGATGTCCGGCAAACTGTAAAATCACAGGCCGAGGCTTTGGTTATTCTTGCCGAAGAGTTCAACTCCTCGGAATCTGCCATTTGGCGGGCTATTTCACTTTTTAGAAATGGTCAGGACTGCCAGTAATAGTATGTTCGTGGAAAGATACCACGATGGCAGGCTGTTCAAACATTGACGTAGGGAGCGCCGCAGATTGCGCCAACCTACCGGCAGGGGGCACACGCGCCCGCGTGATTGCCGTAAACTTCGACGATATCACCGACTGGGACGACACCAACGGCAAGATAACCCAGGTGACGATGGCTACCGGAACGCGGGGCTATGAGTTCACCGGCTTCCGTAACGATGTAAAGAAATCCGAAGAGGTCATTAACCCCGGTATCGGGATCAATCAATTCAAGCATAACCTCGGATGGGTTATCTACGAGCGCACACAGGCGCAGAAAAACAACATTGAACGACTCGCACGTGGCCGCTTTGTTCTCTTCGTTGAGAACAAGGGAAAGGACGCTGATTCTTTGGAGGTGGTTGGTAAGGACGTTGGGGTGGAGATCGTGGCCGGTCCCATCCGCAACGCCCACGAAAACGGTGGTTTTTTCATGGTCAACTTCTCTACCCCTGAGGGTGAGTTCGAGGGCAAACTGCCGCAGACGCTTGGGGCTACCTACTCGGCAGGGGTGGCGCTGATTGCTGACATCCTCGCCTCTTGAGGTTGAGTTGAAACGAATTGAAGGGCGGGCAAATGTCCGCCTTTTTTGTATATGCCAACAGGAGCAACATTTGACAAGTCCAGAGTCCTGCCCATGTACGCGCGGTGCGACGAAGAGGGCGAGGTCGTAATATTAACTTTCGTGGACGCTGACGGGGCCGCGTTTCCTGTAACAGGAAAGGATTTTAAACTCGCTGTTTACCGCCGTCCTTCAAGTTCATCGGCTGTATTTACTTTGGAAGAGGGGGATGGGCTTGATGTAGACGTTAATCAACTTGAAATAGACTTGTCGGCCGCGCGGGCGGCACAGTCGCCTAACACTTACTTCTATCGGTTGTGGTCAGAAGACGAGGACTCGACATGGCTGAACGGTCCTTTTACCTTCCATCAGGGGGAGTTCGACGGTGTAAATGATCCGGAGGACTTTACTATTACCATCGGTGGGACTGATGTAACGATAACAATTACAGGCGGAGGCGGTGGTGGGACGGTTGTTAACCTGGTAGCGGGGGCGAATATTTCTATTGATGCCACTGACCCAACGGCACCTATCATTGCGGTGGCGGCGGATGAGGCGTTAATGGCAGCGCGCAACCTTGATACTAAAATACCAGTAGAAACAGGTGGCACAACAAGCACTAGACAGATTCTTGAAGATTGGGCCAATGCACAGGCGGGTGATTATACTTTAGCGTTAACGGATGTTTCAAAAACGCTATACTTAAGCAAAGGGACAGCGGGGACTTTAACTTTTCCGGATAACGCCACTATTGCCATACCTGTAGGCTCGTGGGGGCTAGTTGTAAGAATCGGGGCTGGTCAATACTCTTTTGCCGCCAGCCCAGGGGTTACGCTTGTCACTTCCCTTGGGGCCGTTACAGACCCCGGATTGGATGCGGAGTTCAAATGGGTTAAAACGGCTGCTAACACGTTTAGAATTTACAATGCAACTCCGGTTACCATTACCTCAGGCGACATAACCACGGCTTTAGGCTTCACACCCTCAAAAGACCGGACACTTGGGTTAATCACCACCACCACTTCCCATACGGGGAACACATCAGAAACCAAGTTAGGGAACAGTATTTTGATCCCTGCCGGAACCTTGGGGGCCAATGATATGCTTGAAATAACCTGTTTCTTTTCCCGCGCGTCTGGATCTACCACAAGTGTAAACAGGGTTAGGGCACATACACTAGATCAGGTTTCAGGGGCGACACAAATAGCCACTGTTTCTCAGACGACAACGCAATTAACCACTGGGCTACAGCGCAGGATGTATTTCAAAAATTCTCTTTCGTCTCAGGAGATTTTTAACACAACAGCTAATACGCCAGATGAAATGATTACCACAACGGTGGCTATTTCCTCGCTGTCCATAGACTTTTCTTTAGCTCAGTACATCATGGTTTCAGTACAGCTTGCCAATAGTGCCGACTCAGGGGCAATTCGTTTGTTCCATATCAGATTAGTTAAACAATAATATGAAAACACACATTATCGAAGACAACTGCTACGTCCTGATTCCAGAGGGTCACAAACTACATGGGATAGATCACTACGAAATCAAGAAACTCCTTTCTACTGATCTGGATTTAAATTTCTCCATCGTTGTAGATGACAGTTTTGTTACATCATGGGGATTAGACGAAGAGTTAATAGGCTTTTGGATGGTTGGATTTATTGGTAACAAACTACATGCCGAGGAACTTGCGGGTCAACTTGACGAGCAATGAACTATCCTAAAGTTCTGCCTAAACCCACTACTCAGGCCTCTAACATTGTAGCCTCGGACGTTAGGGACGTTAGGATGGAGCTTGCTTGCACGCGCGGGTCAGGGGTGAAGACGATGCTCGTTGTAAAACTTGGGTCTTCAAATCTTACGCTACCATCGGAACATACAACCTATTCATCTGGAAGTGTCACCAAAACTGCCGTCTTCGGGGCGGGTACTGATTTAGGCGGAGGTAATTACTGCGTTTATGTCGGCGATGATCCTAGTGAAGTAATTGTTACGGGGCTTACTCACACGACTACCTACACGATTTTAGCCTATGACCTGAACGTAAAAGAACCCGGAAGCGAAAGGTATAACGTGGATTCATGTACGCTCACTCAGGCGACATCGACACCCCTTCCGTATAACCTTTTACGGTTCAACTTAAGGTACAATCCTAATCAAGTCGGGTTCTCAGGATATATCACTTCATCTTCATTTGCCTTTGCCCCAACAATAGCGGCGGCGGCACAGGTGATTTCTTTGACCAACATCGCCCCGGACGGAACGGGTAACGCCAACGCGGTAGCAGGCGCCTGGTACGATCCAGTAAACGATCGCATAGGAGTGCATGAAATAGACGGAGTTATTACCTCGGTCTTCCCTGCTGAGAACATGACCCAGGCGGCGAGGCTTTCAACTATCGCCGCTTCAAGGCAGGGGATTTCGTTCAACCCTATTACCCTGCATCAGTACGTCTACAACCCTGCGGGTTCGATGACGGTGATGGATTTGAGCGGAAACGTGATAACAACTTATTCAGCTCCTCCACATACAACAGACGTAATACTCCACTACGACTATGGGTTAGGTTGCTGGTGGGCTTTCCGGGAGGGTGCCATAGCTGTAGCGGTAGAAAAGTGGACGCTATCGGGGTCTACTATTTCCATCGCTGAAACCAAGTGGTATGTAGGTAATGACGGCGGGACCACATCCTACTGTTTCGGGGGCCTGACAAATTTTGACGGCTCGGCGGGGGCGGCTAGGGCGCGCTATCAGTCACTAGACGGGCTGAAAAATCTTTTAATTGGCGCTAACCCGTTTTCGTTTGTCACAGAGGGGATAGTAGAATATCCTGACGGCACACTTGGAAGCCCACTGCCGATGGGTTACAACCAACACGGCTCTCACCCTAACGGGAATACATGGCTACGCTACGACCCGAAAAGTTGCTACCTAAAAGACAATAAGAGCCCCTCTATGGTCCCCTTTTCGGCGTGGTCTGGTGGGTCGGTGATCGGCTCATACTATGCTTCGGTTATGAACCAACAGGTAGGCAACAAGATTTACTCCGCCGTTTACGACACCAACGGTTTTACAAACACGGAGAACGCGAGCGCGTGGACGTTTGAATTTTCCGATGGCGGGGATGCTGATATTACCTTCGTGGGGTCCAACACTGCCCCTACTGGATCGCCCACGACACCAAAGTTCAGCACCTGTCCGTATTACGCCGGGTGGGGTGCAACGACTCCTAGCGCCGAACAAGGAACGCCGGGGACTTTCCGTTACAAACAGGCCGTTCTTACCGTCAAACATAAGACAGACATCATCACCCCTGCCGACATTGTTGCTCAGTTGGGTTCCAAGTGCAAGGTGCTGATTATTTCCCATGACGGGGAAATGAACTATGTCTACCCGGATTCTACCTCGCCCACTTTCCAGATTCCTGTTTCTCCCAATCAGGCCAACGCCGCTAACCCGATGTATAACACCACATCCTCACAAAGGAGAAGCTATGTATCGGCAAATCAGGAATCTACCGGAACCTCTACGGCTTCGCACTCTTTGCTGACCACCATTTCAGCGTTAACCCCAGCTACTAAGTTTCAAATTACGGTGATAGGGAATAGAGTGGTGTCAACCACAAGGGCGATCTATTGGGCGGCTTCTATCCACAACACAAATACCTGGAGGATTATCTGCGGGCATAAGTCGTCCTCAGATTCACCGGCAAACCATGTATTCATTGAGTGGTGGAATGCGTCAGGGTTTAATTCAAGGGTGAGTTTTTTGGATGCTACAACAAGTCCGGCGAAATATGACTTCAAGGCTTCCGGGTCGGCGTGGTCGATAGCAAAGAATGACGTGGACCAATCTTTAACGGTTACCGGATCAAATACAGGGCAATCGTTTAGTTCTCTTACGGGAACCACACGGATGACCACAGGCTTTTGTTTGGGGTCTACGGGAGTATCGGGCCGCCATGACGACTATTTACTCATCGTGTGTGACGACTTACAAACGGCTGAAGACATCGCGCTGATTAATGCTTACAGGACACAAGAGGGGTTACCATGAGCGAGGAAAAACTACATAGCGCGGCGGCTTGGGTTGTAAGGGGCGTGGTGGTGATCGCCTGCACTACCTTAGTAACGCTTGCGTCTATTGTGAAATCCAACATAGACCGCTCGATCGAAAACATCGAACGAAGGGCTGAGATAAACTCTAAAACAATGGAGGAGGCCATCCGTTTAGTTGTCAAACATGACACCGAACTTAAAGCTATAAAGGAGTCTTTAGACAGGCATGAACGCGAAATTGAAAAACTAAAAAAATGAAAAAGAAAAAGAAACACAAGTGCGAAAATTGCTACGCACCAATCTACTTACAGGTTGGTAACCCCAACCAAAGCGATTACAATTTTGTTAAGAACTGCGCCGAGCACGGGATCACCGTTTACTTCCAGCATGGTAACCCAAGACCTCCGTGCCCGCCTGCCGGATGTCAATGACTGCCGAGCGCACGATATTGATTCTGCTTTTGGTTAACTGCCTGTTTATACTTTGGACGGGTTCTCCTGATATGAGACCATTTCCGCTAGCTCAGGAAATTCAGGTCAACCTAGAACAATATGTTTGGCTGATAACTCAGAGGCTTACGATTATTGTTCTGGCTTACCATTGGTGGATTTCATCAAGGCAATATGTCGTTTATGCTTTCTTTGTCATTCAGACTCTAGACTTGGTGGATCATTTAGTTCATTACAATAAACCGTATCTTGGGGAATGGTTCAGCTTCAATACCGTGAGTTTCTTACTTTTTGGCGTTTACCTGCTGTATCAGAGATGGAACTCGCGCTGATTTGCTTCATCGTTGTTATTCTTTTGCCACTAATGGTATGGCAACGGATTTACTTTAAGCGAGAAATTGCTCAACTGAAAGCTGAGATAACTAAACTGAAAAAACTATGCTAGCACAGATTTTACCAGACGGGGGGATTTCGGCGGGCTACGTGCTGGCCGGGGTGATGACTGTTGCCATGTTTTTGTTTTGGAACACAATCAACGGTATGCGTTCCGATATTAAGGAAATCAAAAAAGATGTTGAGGATTTGAAGACCAACGACAAGGCGCGGGATGAGCGCGTAAAGAGTATAGCTACAAGGGCAGAGGAGGCATCGCAACGGAATCAGGAACAAATGGAATTGATAAACGAGAAACTAGAAGTTTTACGAAACCTAAGAGGGAGATGAAATTAGTCCTACAAAGACTTTGGCACACCAAGACACTCGCAACGGGTAACTATACTTGTGGGTTCCTTTCATGTGAAGGCTTCCGGTCGTTCTCGCTTGAGGACACTTTTCACCCTCAAAAGATCGCGGGCGATACCAGGATTCCGGCTGGCTTCTATGAACTTGGTTTGAGGAAAGAGAACACGCCGCTAACGATCAAGCACCGAGAAGCATACAAGGCTATGCCGTGGTTCAAAGCTAATCCGGGGTGGTTCCATATCGAAGTATTAAAGATTCCGAATTACTCAGGGGCTTACATTCACTCAGGGAATGACAACGATCACACGCTAGGGTGCATCCTTCCGGCGTATGCTTTTGACATTTCACTTGTCAACAATCAGTCTTCAAAATCTTTGCTTGCCGTGAACGACCTGTATCAAATCATCTACCCGTTACTTGAATCGGGGAGTAAGTGTCACATTGAAATCAGAGACGAGCAATGAGAATGAAAGAGGGGAATTTTATCAAAATGCTGACTGCCTTGTCGATCATTCTGGCCTTCGACTTTGTTGTCATTGGCTTGGTTTTCATTGAAATTCCAGAAGGCAACCGGGAGATATTCATTCACCTGATGGGTATCATCGAAGGAGCTTTTGTAACCTCTTTGGTGGGGTACTACTACACCCGGAGCCATAAGGACGAACCACCTCAAGCGCCATGAAATACGCCCCTTGGATTATCGTCGTAGGCTTGATTATAGCCCTTCTGTGGCAAGATCGCCGAAGCCGGGGGGTATCAGAACACTACTCACAGGTCGAAAGTGTCTTAAAACGCAAGCAAGATAGCTTAAAAACGATTTTACGGGCTACCAATCTAGAGGCCATAAAAGCCCTTACGGCCCTCAATTTGGCAAAGGCCGAAATTCAGACCCAAAAGGTCGTTACCGACACTTACAGAAAACGCTATGAAAACGCTCGTTCTATGCCTGTCCCTCGCCTTACCGATGCAGGGATTGACTCAGCCATCGCCCGACTCTACGGCTCGCGTCCCCGTTGAGCGTTGGGCTTTGTGGCGGCTTATCCACGATGCCGAGCGGGCCTACGCTTGTGATTCGCTTGTTACCGAACTTGAAAAGGAGGTTAACCTGGGGCTGAGGGTGGAGGCGTTCGCAGACTCTTTACTTCTAGTGAAAGACCGCCAGATTGAAATGTACCAAAGGGAGCTGGGGATAAGCGAACAACGGCGCGAGAATCAGGTAAAATTTACTCAGGAAATAAAGAAAGACGTGAAAAAATGGAAGTTCCTCGCCGGGGTAGGCGGGGTGCTTCTAGTCGTGGTTCTTATTCTTTAAGGCGCCGCTTCCAAAACTCAAGCAGCACTACCTCTCGCTCATCTTCTGTTAATTTCCTCAAAGCCTCAAGGCATCTGATGGACGCAGAAACAGTTTCTTGTGACATGTTAGAAATATTTTTCTTGGCATCCTCAAGACACGAATCAATATTCGCATCTTCGATATTACCATCATCGGTAACAATGTGGGCGTATCCACCGATACCGCCATCGTCACTGTTGTAAAGTTGTTTGAGTAATTCAAGTGTTTCGGTCATATGCTTTCTACTGTGACTCTGTGCCATAGTTCGTCAGGAGTCCAGAATGTCAACGGCGAGTATCGGAAACACCGCTTGCACAACTGCCTAGAGTATTTGTCATTTGTGGAAGGAGGTTAGAATTACGCGGGTGGTCATAGGTGATAAAGTATTTTGAAGATTGAAGCCTCTTTTGAAAGTTTGGCATCAGCCCAAACACAATAAAGATCGTGAGGGCATCCGGCCCGAACTGAACCATACTTCCACCACCAGTCTATTTTTTCTTCGTCTTTCATAGTTTATTGGATTGGGCTAAGGCTTCTTCTGTTTCTTTGACAAGTGTATGGTCACCCATGTTGCCTTGGTAATACCTACGCAACAGTCCCACTAATTTTTTCAACTCCTCCTCTTTGGCTTGGAGGAGGGATTTTAGCTTGTCGTATTCGCTTGGTTCTCCGTCCCATCGTATTGACCTGCTCAATTCTTTCCCTCTTGCCATTGCGTCAATGACCTCCTGACCCTCCTCGTTCAGTCTCGCTATCTCTACGTCCTTTTTCCTGATCTCCTCGGAGGCGGCAATAAGTAAAGACCAATTACCAGGATAATTTACATGTTTGTTTTGCTCCATATCAGAGGCAAGCATAAGTAGTTTCTCCTCGATATTCTTTTTAATCTCTTCCATTGGGTTACGGTTTTCTGTAAACGTAAATAGTATCAACGCGATTGTCTTTTATCACAAGTTCTATCTCTGGACTTAACTGCTTGTCAGAACGGATTACATCATCAGGGCCGTCAGCAAGTTCAACAATGAACCAAATGATAATCGCAAAAACGATTCCTATGAATACTCCCATCCAAATCAATGGACGAAGATCAAATGAGTAGTCTCCCATTGGGTTATTGGTTAGGGGGTTCTACTGTGAATGGTTTAACATTGAAATCGTTACTCCAAACTATCCCCGTTCCCTTACAGCTTCGGCAAGTCTCCGGCATGGTTGAAGCAGTAGTCCAATGACTTGATTTCTGAAAATAAAAACCATTAGGTACCAATCCATTCCCCCGGCAAACAGGACAAACATGAGGTTCGCTAGTCTTTTCCATATCTCATTTGGTTAGTTTAAACCTTGCTACTTGACGGACTACTGGGTCATGGTCGTTGACGAGTTTTAATTCCGCCTTGTCGTACCAATTCCCATCAAGCATCTTCCATTGCTCAATCACTTCAAAAGGAGGAATGTCAACCATGTAGATGCCGGGTTTTAGAATAACCTCATCACCAAATTCCATTGCCTCATCCCTGTTTTCTGGAGTTAGTTGGTATTTCTCATCTTGCCGGATCGTGACTGGGAAAC